CTTGAAGGGAAGAGAAGTTAATCCCGTAATAGGCTCTCGCATCCTTTTATATTCATATTGTATTGCTTTTAAGGTAAGTCCTTTAGAAGCATACAACACACCTGCTAGCATAATACTTAATATGTTATCAATACACGCAGAAGCAAAGAAAATAGAAGCAGAAGAAATGGAAAAAATGAAGTGATATTATGGCAGATGATGATACAAAAAAGTATGTATCGCAATTAGCAAATGATATGCAAGTATTAGAATCAACTGCTACATCTTTAACTAGGTCTTTTGGTAACTTAGGAGATGCTAGTAATAAATGGTGGACTATTCTTGCTAGATTAAGTTCCGGTAGTGGTCTATGGAAGTTCCAAGCAAGGTTACGTTCAGTATCTAACTTGTTTGAATTATATTATAAAGCATCAGATAAAGCATTAAAAGCAACCTTAGAAACAATTGATGGTAATCAAAAGTTAGCCGACTCTTATAAAAACGTGGAAAAGAAGCATAAAGAGTTTGAAAAACATAGAGAAGCATTTAGCAAAGGCGGTTTTTCAGTAGCACCGGCCGGGCTTGAAGACGACCCTATATTTCAACAATATCTTAGTGCGTTTCCAGATGATATAGAAACAGCATTTAAACACGCCGAGGCAGTTTATAATAAGGCCATGAAAAAGTTTGACCGAAACCAAAGAAAAAGAAATAAGGCCATGAGAAAGGAGGCTAATCTTCCATTTGCAGACCAATCACTGAAAGATATAGGGAAGCAATTAGTAACAGGTGGAAAATATTCTAAAAGAATGGGCGCATATAAGTTTTCTAAAGGTGCAGGTAAAGCAGGTTTAGACGCTACTAAAAGAGTTAGTAGTGATATGTTTAATTCAAAAACAGGTAAAAAAGTGAGAAGTAATTTAGATTCAGTAAGAATAAAGATGAGAAATAAATTAGAAATGGCATACATACATAATATGCATATTATGGATATGAAATTAGATTCAGTAAGACTAAAGATAAGAAATAAAAAAGAAGAACTCTTATTGAAAAGAAAAACGAAGAAAGAAGAAAAAGCGGCTAATATGAGAGTATGGAAAGTAGACCACCCATCTAGGACAGGTATTCAAAAAAGCATGATGAGTCGCTTAAAAATAAAAGATAAGTTTGGATTGAAAGATAAGGTAAAAGATAAACTGTCTATGGTAAAATCTAAAACTGTTTCTAAGGCATCAAAGATTTCTAAAAAACTAAAATTAGAAGAAAAGCGAGAAAGTATTGCTAACTTTAATAGGGGTGCTATTCGTAAAGCCTCAGAATATGCAAATAGAATGACAGAACATGGTTCCGTTAAAGCGGCAAAAAACTGGTTCAAGCAAAAAGACTATATGAATAGGATTAAAGATTTTGTTGGTAGAGTAGGTAAAGCATTTATGCAAGTAGTAGTAAAGGCTTTGATGGGATTCTTAGTATATTTCCCACTAATTATAATCGTATTCATGGCTTTAAGAAAAGCATTTAAGCCTGTTAAAGATTGGGCTAGAAAGAATGAACATTTATTTATACAAATAAAAGACCAAATTATTGAATTATATTATGTTATGAAAGAATTGTTCCGAGCAATATTTGATGGTGATATTATAAAAGTATTAAAAATATGGTTTACACAAGTATTACCATTAGTAGCAAAAATACTGTTTAATGTTGCTAAGGTAATTGTTAAACTATTATGGGTAGTTTTGAAATCAGTAATCGGCACTTTAATTGACACTATGAAAACTCTCTTTGGTTATGCTAGAGATTGGCTCAGAGGTTGGGCTGACCGCAATTTAAGTTTCTTTGCTAAGGGTGGAACTGTTAATACTCCATTACAGATAGTTGGAGAAAGAGGGCCAGAATTAGTATCTTTACCTAGAGGCTCACAAGTATATCCAAATGGGATGGCGGTTAGTGGTGGTGGCTCAACTACAATAAATGTTCATGTGAATGGTAGGGTGGGTGCATCCGATTCAGAGATACGAGATATAGCAAATAAGGTTGCTAGAGAGATTAATCTAAGAATGAATAGAACAGGAACAACAGGAACGGGATTCTAAAATGGTAGCGGCAACAAATAGAGTAATGATTGAATTAAGTAGAAGGGCATCAGCAGAAAATCCTTCAGAAGCGAACACTATACATACAAATAGAATATCTTTATTATGTGATTCAGTAAGTGTAAGCACATCCAAGAATGCATTTCCATTTGATATTCCATTCTCTGGTATAATTTCTGGAGAATCAGCAACAATGGTTATGGATTTAGGGGCGGCAAGAAAAGAAGTGCAATTACAAGGCAGAATACACGAACAAGAAATTACTAAGTTTAAAGGAGGGGATGAAACAAGTGCTAAAACAATATCTTTAACTTCTTATGAAATTGCTCAATTATTACATTCATATGTTGATTCTTCTTTCGTGCATGAAGACCAAAACATTAGTAAATTAATAATGTTAATACCAAGTAGGGCTGATAATAATTTTGAATATAGAAAAACTTCAAATGACACAGGCCACATTGATGTAACTAAAACTACTCCATTAAGTGATTTACCATTAATACCATTCCATTTCGCAAATAGAAGTTACGATGTAACATCTTGGTCTTATGGACATACAAAGAAAACATTCGATTACTTCAAAACAACTACTGATGAAATAGAAGGACTTAGAGGTTTTGTGTCTACCTTTTCTACCGATATAGCGGGTGCAGATACACCTCATATTGGTTTCAGTATGACGTTTATTCAATCTTCCACACTAGTTTCAGACTTTATTAACACAACATTTTGAGGAATATATATGCCAGGAGTATTTGTAGGAAATACAAAATCATTAGTCTTCCCTGTAATGTGTGATGCATATCTACAATTAAAATACGCTGATAAAAATGATAGTGCTTCAACAGTTCTAGGATTAAGACAAGGGCTTTGGGGACATAATACATCATTTAGTATAGAAGCAATAATTACTCCTTACGATGTAAACGGGTTTGGTTCTTTAACAGGAGAAGGTGTTATAGATTCAGAAAAAACTCCACCTAGTATTGGAACGAATACTTCTAATCTCACACACTTTCAAAGCCAAGACTATTTTACACCTGCTAATAGAAATACACACAAGATGATGATATTCCATAGTGATGGCTTTGAATTGTATTTACAAAATACTACTAGCCATAACTTTAATCAACCCGCAGAATACAAACTATGTGCTAAGATTGGTTCAGAAATTGTAGAAACAAACACTATAATATCTCCAAGAGAAAGGCTTTATGGTTATTATGATTCATCTGGTTTCTATGATGGTATTTCTACTAGATTAAAACAATTCGATGATGTCACAACTAAACCTAATAATAGCACAACTGTTACTTGTGAAAGCACTAGTCTGTTAGCAGTAGGTAAAGAAATATTCAATGCAAATGGTGTTAGTTTAGGGACTGTGCAAACTATTCCTTCATTAACTACTTTTACATTATCTAGCGGAGACAATTGGACTCCTAAGTTGTTTATACATCAACCTAAAGAAGCATTTTATATGGATACAATGTATAAAATAACTTGTTGTGTTCATACTGATGGAAAGATAAGATTATTTATAAATAATATTTTACTTCCAACTACTACTACAGGTAGAGACCCTATTCCTACTAACGGTGCAATTACTATTACTGACTTTAATTTTGGCACTACTGATTGTTATATCGGTAGAGACCCTGATATAACCCATACTCAATTCATGGGAGAACTATACGAAATAGCAATGTATAAAACAGCAGAACCTAGTGTTGCATCAACTACTCTAAATATAGGATATAATGATACTATATTTTATTATAGGTTTGGTGATTTATAATGGAAAGATATGTTTATGTTTTGAATGCCGGTAAATATGGTAATGAGAATATAGATTATACATATGAATTAAAAGGTAATGCGTTTACAGGTAATGTAGCATTTAAGAACACATCAGTAAATCCTGTATTAAAATGCACTAATATAAATGCTGAACATAGTGGGGTATCTGCTAACTTTTTTGAGATTAGAAACACTCATTATGAAGGTGAAATATCTAATGCTAGTCATTCTGCAATAGTAAATAGAATATATCCAAGCACTAATAAACCAGATATAGTAACAGATGCAACGTATGGTAAAAATAAACAGCAAACTACTTCCTTTAAAATAAGGACTTATACAAGCACAAGTGCAATTAATTCTAACGACCACGCTAATCAGTTACTTGTTGGTAATAGCAGTTTGAATATGGATTTAGATACATACGATTATTTTGTTTTAATTAATCCTCAAATAGCACACTCAACATCAGATAGCACACCTAGTATTAGACCTCATTTTGCGAAGATAACTAACATTATTTCTTTTGATGAACATGGTGATGGCTTTGAGTTTGAACCTAAATATCCAGAAGCAATTGCTAAAGATACTAATTTTGAAATCTATAAAGGGCCATTAGTTTCAGATACTAGCGTTGTTGCTGTGAGTTATGGGCTTCGTGGGGATGGAACGGAATTAGGAACATCTCCTACTGATGATTATAATCAAAGTAGTCCTGTAACTTTTATAACAGATAAATATGATGCAGGTAGTGAAGTATCAAGACCGACATGGTATTTTTATAATGATAGATTACAGAATGAAGATAGATTAGATTATGGAACTAAATATAATTTAACTACTTGTAGGTGTTTTGATTGGGATACTAAAGGAAGTTTTGCTAGAAACCAATCAATAAATCAATATACTTCTAGTAGCGTTGTTTTAACCTCTAATAATTTTGCAGGTGTAATAGGACAAAGCGTATATCAAAAATTAGATAATGGAAACTACATATATATGGGTAATGTAATATCATATTCTAGTCCTTCATTAACTTTAGAATATGCAGTTAATACAATAACATCTACTTTAGCATCAACAGCCGATTCAGATACTAATATTCATGTAGGTAGAACAATACATCAATCGGTGTTTAGAACAGAAAGAGAGTATGGGACTGATATTGAAGACTATGGTTCTATGAATCAACATGCAGTATTAGTAGATAGAATGTATAACAAAGATGGTGAGATTGGAATTACAAATCAACCAACAGATTATGAACTGACAGGCTCGACAACTACATATTCATTCAATCCTTGTAAATGGAAAGATGCCTTTAGAAATGCTAGAAGAAACATAAATGACCGTTCATCTACACATGCTTCATACTCTACTATTAACTCTATAAATGCTAGACATGCAGATTTGTCTGGCCCTAATAGATACGCATATTATAAAACATCACATAAAAAGAACAATGCAATAAATCCTGTAATGTCTGTTGCTGTCAATAACCCAAAAAATAAACTTAGTCAATTCGCATCTACAACTGTAATGGATAATAACGGAATACAATTCTTAAAAATTAAAGAAGACGAAAAGTATTCTGTAACTAAATCTTTACACACTTCAACAACAAGTGATGTTAAATTACCATTTACCGCTACTACTACTTACTCTAGTATAGGAACAACTTTTCAAATTAATTTAAAAAACATACATGAGACTAGCGCGTTAGATTGGAAACCTACAATTGATTATCATATTAATCAAATAATTAAACCAGATACAATATTAAAAATAAAAGAAGTATATTATAGAGTAAAAATTATTGTTGCTGTTAGTTCTAAAACACAATCAATGATTGTAAGTCATAAAAAACAAGCAAAGGATAAACAATGGATTCCTTTAACTGCATCTCATGCTAATGAGTTTACGGATTCAGGACAAGATGTATTTATTATGTGTTGGAATGGTGGATTGAATACATTATGCCCTATTGATACAGAAGCAGTTTATGAATCAAACACACTACAAAGATTAACTATAAATGAAAAAACTGTAAGTAAAAAAGATACAAGTTTATACAAGAAAACACTAAGCCTATTAAATAAAGAGTTTTATGGTTTTAATATTGAAATAGATTATGGAGATAAAAACCATAATCACATAAAACTATTAACAAATAAAACCTTTTATCAACCATCAACAAGCAAAAAAGACTTTATGTATTATTATCAAGGAGGTTATTGTATTGAAGATGAGGTTTTCAATGGAACAGTAGAAGACATTAATTCTAAAAATGAAAATGGGATGCTAACTTATACTGTAAACGGTAGAGATAATACAAGTGTTTTATTAAACAATACAACTAATAAAAATCTACATAAATCTGATGATATAATTTATTCTACTCTTCCTCCTGTTTTTATTCCTACAACTACAATCGCAAATAAATCTTCAGTAAGTGGAAATATTATTGTTTTAGTTTCTGGTGACGATACAATTATAAATAGAAGTTTACTATTTAATGATGCTAATGAATTGATAGGAGAGATAACTGCTCATAGTGGTTCTCCAACACATTTAACAATTGCTGGAAAGACTGATGCTAATGTTTCTAATACATTAAAAGTAATAACACCATTAGAAGCAAATTATATTGCAGGGACAAAGGCATTGGCCGCGAATACTAAACTAACTACTCATCCTACTGATTTCTCTAGTTTTGGTAATAACGGATTAATATTTAATGATGGGAATAAAATAAATGTTGTTGAAGGAACAGTTGCTTTGTCTTATTCTAAACTACTCAATACTTCTGCAACAGGTTCGTATAACCAAGATAATTCAATAGGATATGATATAACAGATATTAAATCAATAAGTGAAGGGTTAGATTCTAATTTTGCATTAAAATTAAGCAAAGAAAATAGAGCATCAATTGATTATAAGAATGTTCAAACAGTTTCTAGTATGTATTTTAGTGTTATTAGTATTGATACATCCTCAGATACTAACACTACAATTAGATTAGCACCAAACTTCCCTGTGGTATTAGGTAGTATTGATACTAATGAATCGG